CAACAACTATTAGCAGAGCAAGATAATGTCCAATCTAAGAATAGCGGAATTAGATTTTGATACAATAAAATCAAATCTAAAAGACTTTTTAAAAAATTACGTTGATGACGATGGTGCACCATACTTCACAGACTTTGATTATGAAGGATCTGGATTATCTATTCTGCTGGATGTACTATCTTATAATACACACTACAATGCTTATTTAGCAAACATGGTAGTCAATGAGATGTTTTTAGACTCCGCGGTTAAAAGAGCATCGGCAGTTTCTATTGCAAAGCATTTGGGATATACTCCGATTTCAACACAGGGAGCAAGAGCGTTATTATCATTCGAGGTTGATTCCCCTACAAATAATCCAAACTTTTTAACACTCGAAAGATTTACCCCATTTACAACTACTATAAATGATAATACTTTAACCTTTGTTAATTTAAATTCTGTAACGATTCAACCCAATGTTGGAACATATACATTTACTGATGTAGAAGTTGTAGAGGGGATTCCGTTAGAATACGTATTTACTGTAGATGTTCCTAGTACTGCAGAAAAATATGTGATACCCAATGAAAATTGTGACGTTTCATCTATTCAAATTATTGTGCAAAATTCATTATCAGATACAACAACTACGGTTTATTCATTAGCCGAAGATACTTTAAATATTGACGGGACATCTAATGTTTATTTCTTAGAAGAAAATACATCCGATAGATATCAAATACATTTTGGTGACGGCATCTTAGGTAAAAAATTAAATAGAGGAAATCTTGTTAAAGTTACCTATTTAATTAGTAATGGTACGCTTGGTAATGTTTCCGGTAATATTTCTCAAGAATTTTTTTGCGGTTCTCAAATTGGCGGGGGTTCAGTTACAGGTATAATTACGCCTACTTCAAATTCAAGAGGCGGAACTTCTAGAGAAACAATTGAAAGTATTAGATTCAATGCTCCAAAATTTGGGTCTTCACAAAATAGAGCAGTTACTGCAGACGATTATAAAGTTCTAATATCTAAAAATTATCCGTTGGTTGAATCTATATCGGTTTGGGGCGGCGATGATAACGATCCTCCAAAATATGGTAAAGTTATTATTTCATTAAAACCATATGATGGATATGAGGTAACCCAACAAACTAAAGACGATATTTCAAATTTAGTTTTACAAAGTAAACAAGTATTATCTATTGTCCCCGAGTTTATTGAGCCAGATTATTTTTATATTAATTTAGCAGTAAATGTTAAATATAATTCTAAAACTTCTACATTGTCAGCAACCCAAATTAAAAATTTAGTTGTATCTACAATACAAACGTATTTTAGCAATGACTTGCAAAAATTTGATAAAGATTTTGTTTATTCCAAATTATCAAGAACAATTGATGCAGCCGATAATTCAATTGTAGGTAATTTGATGACTGTTAAGCTACAAAAAAGAATAACACCTGTATTAAATTATGATAATCACTATGTGGTAGGAGATACTGTTAAATTTAAAAACGGAATTGAGCCTGGCAGTTTAGAGACTACTAGATTTGTTGTTTCGCAAAACGGCAATTCGGTTGAAGCTAGGATTAAAGATGTTCCCAATGATATCGTCCCTAACAGAGTAGGTTCCGGTATACTTAAATTGGTAAATGCCGATACAGATAAAACTATTATAGCAGATTATGGAACTATTGATTACAATACAGGGGTAATTTCAATTGATGCTTTACACCCAACAGGATACACAGAAGATAGTACAGATGTTAGATTATCAGTAACTGTGCAAGATTCATATTTAGATGTTATGGTCAGTAAAAATGAAATTTTATTATTAGATGATAGTACGTTCAATGGTGCCGCTAATAGATTACAAGGATTAACTGTTAACACGATTGCAGTTGTAACCGAATGAGCCGAATAACAGAAAAATTATCAAGAATATTTTCAAAGCAGATCCCTGAATTTCTGCGGGTGAGCGAAGCTGAGGCGGCAACCTATTCAATAGGTTCTACCGTTTCTGGTTCCGATATTGTAACTGTAAACGATAGCATTGATATCGATGTGGGCGATAAATTATCTCATGCTCAAATTTCTAGTTCAATTTATGTCATAAGTATTTTATCAAGTACTAAAATTCAAATTAGTGCTGTTGCTCCAGTAACATTAACTTCTGTAAAATTAAATTTTGTAAAAACAAATACTAATTCTAATTTTATAAAATTTTTAGAAGCATATTATAAGTTCTTAGAACAAGATCAACAGCCGCAAGAGTTATTGCAAAATGCAAGACAGTATGCTGATAGTGAAACTACAATAGATTCATTAATTGAAAACTTCTTTAAAAATTATGGTAATGATATTCCTCGTAACATCATTACAGATAAACGTGCGTTTATAAAACACTTTAAAGATATTCACAAGACAAAGGGAACTGAAGAAGCATACAAGTTATTATTTAGAATTATATTCAATGACGAAGCCAGTTTCTTTTATCCGGATACAGTAATTTTAAAAGCTTCAGATGGCGTATGGAAAAAAGATTATACTTTAAGAGTTATATCTATAGATAATTCTAATATATTTGATTTTGTTAATACCAAAATTATAGGGGATATATCGAAAGCAAGTGCAGTTGTAAACAATGTAGTAAAATTTAAACCTGCAGATGGATTTATAACTGACGTATATGAATTATCATTAGAAAATATTAAAGGTAATTTTTTAATAGAAAATATTACCGCAACTAAACTAATAGATGCTGTAACAAATACAAAAGAAATTATAAACGCAGAAATTATACCGCAATTAATTAAGGTGGATATAATTGATGGTGAAAACGGATATAATGCAAACACTAAAATTAGTGTACTTGATGCTAATGTTAAAATAAGCGGGTTTACAAACACAGGCGGAATTCGAAAAATAAGTATTGTGAATTCTGCGGCATATCTTAATTTAAAACCTTTAATAAATAACGGAGTTATTTTATCCGGATTAAATATTAATGTATCTTTAAGTGATCCTTTAAATATCGTATCGGGAAATATTACACTTAGTAATACTATTGGTACTTTTACTTCAGATGTTCCCCATGGATTATCTAGAGGTAAAACGGCAAACTTAATTTTTTATGGTAATTCTAGTAGTTATATAAATGGTGCTGAGAATGTAATAACCGTTACCACAGTTTTAGACTCCTCACGATTTAGATTTAATATGGTTGGGCTGTCACCTACCTCGCTTTCTGCAAATTTAAAATACACCCGAGCAGCAAATCTATATAGTAATGTGGGTGCGGTTTTAGAAAGTGATGGGTATTGGTTAAATAATAGAGGAAAACTTTCTGAATTAATATACGTCCAAGGACCTGCCTTAGATTCCACAAATAAATCTAAAATATTCTATCAACCGTATTCATATGTTGTACGAAGTGGGGAATCTATTGATAGTTGGAAAGACATTGCTAAAGCCACAGTTCATCCTGCAGGAATGGAGGTGTTCGGTGAAATTTATATTAATAATCAAATTTCAGCAAATGTAGAAACAACGGTTGATAACGAGGTCTGGGATTATTTAGGTATAACCTCGGATATGAGTATACCCCCATTTGATGCCAGTATGACTACTTATTCAAATAGTAGAGTACAAAATTTACCTATATCTACAGATCATGTATATTATATATTCAATATACTGTAATAAATAATTAAAAATTAATGGAATTATAATGGCTCAAATCATTACAGAAAATTTTAGAGTATTTAATGCTACTCGTTTTATAGAGTATGTTGTTGATACTAATAACCTGTATCTTTTTATAGGTAGACCCCAAAGTTGGGATAATGAACCAACGGCACCCACACCAGTAAACGTTCCATATCAAGATACACTTTATTGGACGGATACTGTCGCATTAAAAAGAATTGTGCCAAATGATTTCAAACAAGTTGTCTTACGTAACAATTGGTCTTCGGGTGTTGTATATTCCCAATATGATAATGAAAATCAAAATTTTTATGGATCTAATTTTTATGTACTAACACAAGATAATAATGTTTACAAATGTATATCTAATAATTTTGGGGCAGCTTCATCCAGTAAACCCACCGGAACATCCATGAGTGTTA